GTGTTAGAGGGCGGGGACCAGGCTGTCGACCATGGTGCGGTGCGTCACCTGCACTTTAAAAACTGCGCAGGCCATGGGGGTTTCAGCCTCGAATTCTTCCCAGTCGATTTGTGGGTTGACAGCGATAGCCATAACGCCCAAGGCCGCAGCGTCTAGGGCGGCCAAACGAGGCCATACATCGGCCAGCAGGCTGTCAGCCGCATCCGTCGGGTCAGCCGGTGCTACCGCCCTGGCGTAGCATTCGACCGCGTAATCGCTCAGCCAATCTAGCGTACCGAGCGCAACTTCTTGCGCTGCGGTGCCTCTGAATCGGACCACAACACCGGTGTTTTGCAGCGCCGTGAAAGGCCGCAGACGATTTTTGCTAACTCGCCCATCGGCCAACGCCGGAGCTGCCAGCAAGGCGGCAACCATGGCGCTGGCAAGCTGCTGGAACGCGGTGCTGCTCATGCCGCCTCCAGCATGAGCAGGCTGATGCCCGTGCCATCGGGCTCGTGGGCGACCACGCTGTAAGTGCTGGCATTAACCACCAGCGCCAAGCCGACCGGGTCACCAGCCAAACTGGCCGTGGGCAACGTCAACACCGGCTGCGTAGACGCAAAGCCGGCAACGCCAACGCTGCCGCTTTGATAGGCCCTGTCAAAAATACCCGCCACCACAACACCGCCCAGCACCGCACTGACGGCAAAGTCAGTGAAGAACGGGGTGAGGTCTTCGGTGAAGGGCATGGTTTGCTCTGACTAGGCTTGTGCTGGTGCTGGCTGTTGGGCTGTTAAGCCGTCAATGCGTCGACCATGGTCGCGAACGACTCGATGTTGCGCACGGCCACGTCGACGTCTTGCAGGGCCACTACGCGCACCGTGCCGGCGGTGCTGCCGGTGTACGGGTCGACCATGATGTCCAGGCTGCCCCACATGCCGATCATCAGGTCTGCAAAGTTGCCAAACAGGATGGCCGAGCAAACGCCGCTGCTGGTGCCCTTGGTCAGGTTGCTGGGCACGGCGTTGGTGACGCCAACGTTGTAGCCGTTGATCGGCGTGCTGCCCAGGTCCCACACCGGCGCGCCGTTGGTGGAGGCAAACTTTTGCGTAGTTTTGAGCTTGCCGCGCATTTTGACGTTGGTCAAATAGCCCAGCGTGCCAATGTCGGCATTGCCCACGGCAACGTTGGTTTCCAGGTCGATCATGTTGGGCCAAGTCGGTGCCAGGCCGTTGGTGCCGCCGATGACGGACGGTGTGATTAGCGTGAGCAGGCCAGACGGCTGGTTGCTGGCGCCGCTGCCGCTGATGGCGGCTTGCTGCACGGCCAGGCCGAGCACAGTGGCCAAGTCTTGGTTGACCATGGCCTCAACGTCGATACTGGACTGCAGCGTCAGGCGGCGGCTGATGTCGGTAAACGCGCCAACCGTCTTGGGTGACATGGTGACTTGACCAACCGTCTGTTGGGACTCGGTGGGTGCGCCGTTTTCGGCCACCCAGTAGGCGGTGGCCGCGCCGGTCTGCTTGGGGATGGCGATCTGCCCCACCAGGCCGGTCAGCATGCGGGCGCCCATGCGGTCAATCACCATCGCGTTGCGGAACAGGTCGATAAAGCTGCCGCTGAGCAGATCAGTGGCCACCAGGTTGCCGCCAGCGGTGGGCGTGCCGACCAACAAGTCGCGTTTTTGCACGTCCGACGGCATGAAGAAGCCGCGTGCGGCCTTGCCCATTTTTGTAGCGACCGCACCAGAGGCCTCAAACTCAAAGGCGGCGGCGCGCTGGGCAGCGGCGTCGCTGGGGTTGGCCAGGGCGTGGATGGCGCGCACCACGCTAAAGCGGCGGGTTTCGGCCGTGCTCATGCCGATGTCGCTGGTGGGCACGGGCTTGGTGGACAGCGCACGAATGGCCTCGACCTGGAATTGCTCGACCGTGTGGCCGGCCTGGATGGACTTCATGGCCATCTCGGCACCGCCGGGCATGGTGGCGGCGATTTTGCTGATCTCGGCGGCGTGGTTGCGCTGAACTGGGGTTTCGATAACGGTAACGGTGGCTTCTGTGGTCATGGTTTTTTCCTGAAAAGTTGGGGGGGTAGGGAGCAAAGGGGCGGCGTCGGCTGCCAGGCTGCGGCCTACACCGACGGACGCATCAGCGGGGACGCTGACAAGAGATACTTCAAACGGTTCCCAGTCGGTGACGCGGTAGGTTTCCACACCATCCGCTTCTTCAACCAGTACCGCCTTGTGGACCATGTAGCCAACGGACACGCTGCGGCGTATGCCGCCCAGCACGTCTTGCCACACTTCCTCTGCTCGGGCGCTTTTCCCAAAACGCACCACGGCACGGGCCACACGGTCCGCACCGATTTCTACAGATTCGACAACGCCCACCACGTCTTGCGTGTTGTGGTCGCATAACAGGTTGGCACCGCCACGCAAGCGCTTGCTGCGCATGGCGCTGGCGGTGCAATCTAAAATTTCAATGCCCCAGTAGCGCTCGTAAGCCAGCTCGCTGGCAAAGGCCAGGGTGGCGGTGCGGGCGGCCTCGTCAATTGCATTGCGCTCGACAGCAAAGGCGCGCTCAACACGGCCACCGGCAATGTGGCGGGCCAGATTTGGGGGGATGTGCGGTTGGGGCATGCCGCTACTGTCGCGGCGGTAGTGTCTTGTTTTCAAGGCAAAAGACAAGACACGGCGCAACTTTTTTGCGCGTGTTTTTTTTGCGCTTTACCGGCCTAAAAAAAGAATGTCTTGCTGGCGGCGCTTGCGGCTGCGGGGGCGGTGCATGGGCGTGTGCTGCAGCAATATAAATGGCCGGGCGTGGCCGCCGCCGCTGATGGGTGGTGGCGGCGGGCTTGACAGCGCACCGAAGGCCACACCGAAAGCGCTACCCCAGCTGGCACCCCAGGCAGACATCGCTTACGGCCCCCAAGGGGTATCTGCGCTGCCGTTGCCGTTGATCGCCTGGCCTTTGACGTAAGTCATGTTGGCTGGCGCTGGCGTTTCATAAGCGCCGCTCCAATGCAGCACACCACTAGCCACCACATTGCCCAGCGACTGAACCAGCACCGTGTAAGTCGCAGCCGCTGTGCCGCCCGCAACGCTGCCGGTGTAGAAACCAGGCACAGTCGATTCAGTCAAGTTAATGCCGGTGACAACCACCGTTGCGCCAGTCAGTAGTTTGGCTGTGAGCGTTTGGCCGGGTGCGGCAACACAATTAATTTCGTGCATGATCAGCTCTCTAAAATCAAAACTGGTCGCATAACTGTTACCGCCGCCGCGCCCGAGCCGATGTTGACCGTACCGACCATGCCCTTGACCGTCGCCAACTGTCCAGCAGCCAGACCCAGACCAGTTGCCACGCCGACAATGCCTTTGACCGCTGCAAGCTGGCCATCAGCCAGACCCAGACCAGTAGCTGCACCGACTGTGCCTTTGACTGCACCCAAAGCGCCTGCGGCTACACCGCTCCCGACGGCTGAACCAACTACCGGTAGCACCCGAGCCATTTGGCCTGCTGCCGTACCCAGCCCGGTGGCACTTCCGACAAATTCGGTGATGTAATCAATCGCTGGTGGATTGACCAGCGCGTTGCCTGTGCTCCATGTTGCAGTGCCTGCGACCACAGCACCTGCTATGCCAGCGACTTGCACCACGCGGCCCAAATACCCCACCGCAATTGTTTCGCCAACCTCCAGCACAATCTCTGGTTGCGATGCGGTAGTTACCGCGCAAGTGCCAGTGCCAACCGCCAACGCAGACGATGCCACCGTGCTACTTTGTGCAGTGGTAAATAACGCTGTTCGCGTGAAAGACGGCGACACACCGACGCGATAAACAATGGCCGAAAAACTAGCAGTTAGTGTGCCTATACCAGTCCCGCCAAAGGGGACGCTGCATGGAAATTGCAAGTTCCACGAGCCTGCCTGAATACGCGGCTTCAAATTAGCCGTCGCATCAAAGCCGCCCGTACCAAGCACGTTGACGGCCCAACCTAAATTGTTGCGGATGTCACTCTGCGTTGTGCTGGTTGAATACGGGTCAAGCGTGATGTTGGTTGTGCCTGCTGCGCTGGGGTGCGACGTGATGGTGGTCGATACCACCGTCTGCGCTGCAACCTCAAGTTTGCGTACGTCAGTGCCATACACCTGGTCTCTGGTGCCCGTATGCGGGTAAAAAATATCAGCGCGGGTTGACATCAGACTGGCACCGAAAGCGGCCCATAGCTAATTCTTATTGTCAGCCCATCAACACTGTAGCTATTTACGTTCGGCAACTGCCCAGCCACCAGCCCGTCTAGTATCTTTGTTTTTTCCGCTTCGTTTGTGCAGTCAACAATGATCTCAAATGCCCGGACGGTGGCCATGTTCTAGTCCTCGGTGACGGTTGTTGGTGTGCCGCTGGCATTGCCTTTTAGTCGGGGGATCACGCCAGTGTTAACCACTTGAGCCGTGCCAACTGCGCCCGAATACAAAATTACCGATGCGCCCGAAACCTCTTTAACGTAGGAGAAAAATGTCACCGTGCCGCCAGTGCCGCCCGTTGATTCTGGGAAATCGACGTTAAGTAATTGAGTTAGCACACCAGCAGAGACGCTGAAGTTTGTGCCGCTGCGACCAAGCGCTTGCCGCGCATATCCGGTGTAGCTAATTTCATTCGTCAGCGCTGTGCCTGCTTCACCAGGGTCAGCCGTGTGTAACGCCGCAAAGACGCTACCAGCCGAGCTTGACGGCTGTAGCCCTGCCGCGCTGCCAATGTTAGCAATGGCTGTGTTTAAGAACAACAGGTTTAACAGCTCGTTTTCAAAGTCGTTTGATTTAGACATAGATTTCCTTTAAATTTCTTCCAGCCGAAAAGTGCAAGCCACATTGCCAGCAGCAGATAAATTCACAATCAATGCGCCGTTGATTGGCCCGGTGTCCACCAGCGACTTGCTCACGCCATAAGTGATGTATTCAACTTGACTACCGAGCTTAATCGTGATGCGAGCAGGTGTCAGTGCCGCTGGGTCATTGAGCGCATACGACCAACGCAGTCTGATCTTTTTGCCCGCTGCTGGCGTGTACAACGTCGTGTCGCCAGCGTTCGTCACCAGCGCCGTGACCGCTACAAATTCTGTTTTTGCCGCCACTTCAATCAGCACAGATTGAAGGGTTGCGTCAAGCGACAGATCGCCGCTGGCACCGGTAGTTTTAATTGGCGTTTGGTCGGATGCCAGTGCCACCGGCACAGACGCAGCCATAAGCTGTTGGCCAACAATTTGCGGTGCCGGTGTGAATGTGGTCAGCATTTAGGCCTCGTAAGTGGTGACGGTCTGGGTAATCTCGTCATTCGCATCGCGCTCGACCACCTGCACGGCGCGCGTTGGGTGCTGCATCACGACCTGGGCGGGCGGCACGGTGGCCTCGAAGTTGGCGGTGACTTCAACGGCCGTGGGTTGCACGGCGTTGGTAATTTGTACTGGCGTTGGCTGGACGTTGATATTGATGGCGGCAAGCTCTGCGGTGCGCTGCTCTGGCACATTGATGATGTTTGCAGGCGTTTGAACGCTGATAGGGTGATGCACGTTGATAACTGGCGCCGGTGCCTCGCGCGTGGCTTGCGCGGTGATGGCGGCCATCATGGCGTCCAGGCTGCGAGCTTGTTGCTGGCTTTGCTGCAAGGCCAGATCTTTGACGGCGGGTTCCGGTGGGGGCGGTGCGGGCGCGGCGCCTGCACTGTTTGCGCCGGGCATGGCGTCGTAAGCTGTGAGCTGCACGCCGTACAGTTTGGCCATCTCTTGCGCGGACTTGATGGCTTTCAGCGTGTCTTCGAAGTCGTAGCCCATGGCGGCGCTCAAATCTTGCGGGGCCATCAGGCCGGCTTTGACGCTGAGTATTTTTGCTTCCATGTCGCTCTTTGGGTCCACCCATTCCCAGCGGCGTGGCTGCCATTCGTGCTTGGCAAACTTGGCGGCCTTGGCGGCTGGCAGGGCCGAGCCGTTGGGCATGGTGATGGCGCCGGACAGCAGCGCCATTTGCAGCCATGCCTGAAAAACTGGCTCCATAAACGCGCCAATAAACCACTGCTGGTCAGCCATCCACCTGTCGCGCTCTTCCAGCGTGCCGCTGCGGATGCTGGAAAAGCTCACGCCCTCTAGGTCATTGGCCAGGCTGTGATACGCCACACGCCAGCCGGTGGCGATGCGTTGCAGCATGGTTTTTGCAAACGGGCTGAACACTTCGTTGGGGTATTTGCTGTCGTGCGCCTGGTAGCTGTAGCCAACCGGCAGGGTGTCGTACGTGCCGGGTTGGCTCGGGCTGATGTTGATCGCGTCTGCGCCGCTGCCTTCAATGCCGCCGATCGGCGGTTGCCCGCTGGCGTCCTCGCTTTGCTTAAAAAAGCCGTAGTGGTTGGCGCCATGCTCGGCGGCCAATAAAGCCGACAGCATAAAGTTGCCCAGGTGGTGCAGGCTAAGCATGCCGGGGGCCATCCACGGCACGCCGCGCATTTGCTCGGCGCGCTCAATTTTAAATTTATGCAGCAGCTCGGTGGCAGCTACACGTATTCGGCGGCGGCCGGTGCGACTGCCGTCGTTGGGGTGCGACTCAAACAGGTGCAGCGCCAGTGGGCGACGGTAGGTGTCGACCTCGACGCCGCCGTAGCTGCCGTTGTAGGCGGTGTCAATGCGGTCAACGTCGATAATTTGCAGGGCAAAGTTAAAGCGGTTGCGCGCGTCGGTACCGCGCACCATGCGAACCAAAAACTCACCATCTGCGGGCAGGCTGCCGGTGATGCTTTCGCACAGGTCGCGCAACTGCAACTGGCCGGTAACGTCGCACACGCTGGACCATTCGTCCCAGGCTTTTTCAATCGCGTCATTGGCCAGGGCGTCTTCTTTGCCGGGGGCGTCTTCAACCTTGGCCTGCAGACGGATGCCGGCCGGGCCAATTAAATTGTTTTCGACCATGCCCCGAAACTTTTTGGCGTAGTCGTTGTTGCTGGCCAGCTGGCGGCCGCGTTTGCGCAGGTTGTTGAGGTCGGCGCGCAGCTCTTCATTGATGCTGCTTTCGGTGGCAAACCAGTCGGCGCTGAGCCGGTCAATACGGGCGCCGTCAAAGCGGCGCAGTTGCAGGCCGGCAGCGGGGGCGCGGCCGGTCACTGCCCGCCACAATTGGGCGGCTTTTGTAAATGGTTTCATGGGCCAAACCTGACGTAAATGCGGCCTTTTCCGGGCATGCCTGCTGCCGCATCGCTGGCGGCGTCTTCGGCCGCTACGTCGCGCCTGAGTCGGTCGCGCAGCGTCAGCAGCTCGGGCATGGGAATGTATTTGATTTTGCGACCGGCAATCTCGTACTCAGCCGTGGCGCTGGTGGCGCGGCCTTCAAGGGTGGCGTTAACAGCTTCGAGCATGCGCCTAGCCTGGCTGCGGGCGTCTTGTGCAGTGCCAAAAGCTGGCGCAATGGTGATGCGGCCAGTGCCGGTGGTGTAGACCTCACCCGACTTGCTGACGCTGGCGCGCAAGCTGTAGTCCCCAGCGGTCCAGCTGGCCGTGGTGGCCGCGCTGACGTTGACCAAATGGTCATCACCCTGCGCACCTGCGCTGAAGGTGATGCGCTGGGCCGCGTTGACCAGCGTGTAGGTGAGCGCCCAGCCTTCGCTGGCAGGGTAGTCGGCCAGCGTCTTGAGCCACTTGGCGGTGTCACCAGCGATCAGGCTGGCGGGTTCTGTGGTGTGGATTGGGGGTGCCATGCGTGTAGATGGTCATGCCTGTGGTGTCTTGTTTTCAAGGCAAAAGACAAGACGGTTTTTTATGCTGCCGGGTCGTTTTTAATGATGTGCCACAAACGCGGCGCGCTGAGGCTGTACCTGCGCATCAACAGGGGCACGCGCTCGCCCGCCTGAAAATCCCGCCGGATGGCGGCGTTGCGGGCGCTGAGCGTGCCGCCCCGGCGCTGCACATAGACCCGGTCGCCGCCCCACTTGTCGCGGGTTTCTTTTTCAACCTGCGCGGCCAGGGCGGCGCTGAAAGCCGGCGCCAGCGCAATGACACGCGCCAGAATGTCGCCCACCAAGTCGTCGCACACGGGCTCCCAGGCTGTAGTGAGCTTGCTTGTGAGCTTGCTTGTGGGCTTGCTTGTGGGCTTGGCCAGGGTGACGTCTTGGGTGAGGTCTTGGGACTGCAGGGTTGTGGTTGTCATAGGTTTTACCAAGCTGTACTGCGGTTGTTGTTGCGGGACGGGCGGGCGGGTAGTGGGCTGGCAGTCTTGACGGCTGGCGTTTGTGCGGGCGCTTGCACCGGTGCCGCAGGCGGCGTGCTACCAGGCTCGGGCGGCGGCGCCGGGGCGCGGGCTTTCAGGGCCAGCTCTAAACGGTCCCAGTCGCTGCCCCGGTAGCGGTGCAAGCGCAGCTCGGGGTGGTGTGCGGCGGCGTAGGCGTAAACCCATGTGTCAAGCGGCTCGTTGCGCGCGCCGCGCTTTTTCTCAAAACGGTTTTTGGCAGGGTTGTAGGTCTCGCTGGCCAGGCCTTGAAAAAACCCAGTGTCCAGCTCGCTCGAAAAGTGGCAGAGCCGGTCTTCAGTGGACTTTTCCGCGTCGGTGCTCAAGCGGCCAAACAGCCACTGCTTGGCCGCCACGGTGCCGACCTGGTAGACCAGCACGCCGCGCTTGTCGCTGCGGCCGCGCCAGTCAACGTCCATCATCTTGCCCTTGTTGAGGATGGGTGCGTTGTTGGCCACCGCGCCAAAAATCGCCATGGGCCGGCGCACGCGGCGCTGGCGTACAAAGTCTTTCACGGCCTCTGTGCGGTGGCCGCCTGCGTCGTTGGCATAGGCCTCGATGCGCAGCAGCGCGCCGCTGGCGTGCTGAATGGGGCGGTTTAGCAGCTCGGTCAGGCTGGTCCATACAGCGCCGTCTGCCGGGTCGCCGGGCAGCTCGATGTAGTCCAGCGTCCAGCAGGCCATGCCGCGGCCCCAGCCGACGATGTGCACTGCCAGACGGTTGTCTTGCGTGTCAACGCCTGCGGTGACGACCAGCACGCCCGCCGGGGCCAGGCGCAGGGGGTAGGCCTCGGCTCGGTCGGCGATGGCGTTGTGCTTCACGGCGCGCATGCTGGGGTCTTCCCACGTTTCGGCCAGGCGGTCGTTGACAAAGGTTTTGAGCTTGGCTGGGTCGTGCTGCACTTCAAGCCACTTTTCAACCAGGTCAGCCCAGCGCGGGCCGAGGCCAATTTGGTAGTACAGGCAGTTGATGTGGTAGCCGCGCACGCGGGCGCCGGGGTTTTCAGGCACCCACTGACCGGCGGCGATCATGGCGGTTTTGTGGTGCTCTTCAATCACCGCGCCGCACTCGCAGCAAACGTAATGGACGCCGCGCCCGCCCGGTGCCCAGTGCAGGCCCGACCACTGCAAATGCTGCAGGTGCCCGCAGTGTGGGCAGGGCACGTGGTAGCGGCGCTGGTCTGACTTGTCCCACAAATAGTCGATGCGGCTGACGCCCTTCAGGCCGGGGGTGCTGATGTACAGGCGCTTGTACGTGCCGGGG